ATTAACTATATGAACCGTGAGGACTTCCCAAGAGAATTGATAACTCCTATAACAAAATATATTTTTAAATATAATTTTGATAAAAATAGAAATATAAAATCTATGAAAAGCGGAGATAGGCAAGTTGAATTTGTAACTGAGTTAAATGATGATGTGGAATTTAGAAAAAGTTTGAATCGTTTTAGAAAACTTGGAGTTATAAAATAAAGGTAGTATGTTATGTTTGAAGATTTTTTTGATACCGATGTGATAGAAGAAGTTAGAAGAAATACAAAAACAAAGACTGAATTCGGTTTGACAGTTCAGGGCTGGGAAGTCGTTTATACAAATGTTAAGTGCCAGTTGAGTGCTGGAATTTTAAGAGCTACTGAGAGTGGAATTATAAATAGTTCTAAAAATTCGTATAAGATATTTGTTAGTAATGATGTGGAAATAAAGCAGAATGATATTTTGGTGGTAAGTAAAGGTGGGATAAAATATAAATTTAAAGCTAATAAACCTATAAAGTACACTGATTTTTTGGAACATCAGGAAATATCGGTAGAGGAAGTGGAAAAAAATGAAACTTAGTGGTGACTGGGAAAAACTGGCAAAAAAATTAGAAAAGTTAGCTACTGATACTCCACAAAAAGTAGGAACGACACTCAAACAAGTTGCTGAACAAACAATAAAAGAAGTAAAAGAAGAAACACCTGTGGATACTGGTCAATTAAGAATGGGTTGGCATAGGGAAAATGGTGGAAGTTTCAAACAGATAGTTCATAACAATGTGGAGTATGTGAATCATGTTGAATATGGACATAGAGCAGTATATTTTGGTAAAGATACAGGTGAAGTAGTACCTGGTGTGTTTATGTTAAAGAAAACAATAGATAAATTAGAACCTATATTTAAAGATGAAATAGGGTCAACAATAAAAGCGGAGTTTGAATAATAATGGAATTTATGGATTTTATAAAAGCCCTGAGCAAAAAAATATACGATTTTACAGGTAAAGAAGTTGGAATTGATAATATAAATGCCTTGACTAGACCGTGCTATTATATTCAAGTGATTGACTACAAAAATGAGTTTTTTGCAAATTATAAAAAGAGGATATTTATTAGTGTAGATATTATGTATATTCCTGAAAATGATGAAAATAATACAATGGAAGTTTATAAAGCACTTGATGAATTGGATAATATGTTTGAAACTAAAGGTAATAAGATTTTAAAAGTTAAAGATAGATGTCTAACTTTAAAAAATGAGCATACAAAAATGGTAGATGGGTTAGGTCATTATATTTTCGATTTAGATTTATTTGATGTGTATGGGACTGATTTAAGAACTTTTGACAATAGTATTGAAACAATAAAAGAAATATTGAATGACGACACGGAGTTAACGGAATATGAGTTGATAAAAAAATTAGATTTATTTGATGAAAAAGGTAATAAAGTATCATTATTTGATGAGAATAATGATTTGATTAGTGATGAGGTGTTTAAAAAATTATCATTATTTGATAAAAACGGAGTTCCATTTAATTACAAGATAATGAGAAATTTAAAAATGAAATTAAAGAAATAGGAGAGTGATAAAATGGCAATAGTCGGACAAATTAATGCGAGTCCAAGTATTAGCATTGCATTTAAAACATTAGCAACGACAGCTATTCAAAGAAGTGAAAGAGGTACTGTTTGTTTGATTTTGCAAGATACAAAAGCTACTGAAAAATGGTACACTTTTAAAACTATAGCCGATGTTGAAACTGAAAAATGGGATAAAGATAATATTAAATATATTAATTTAGCTATGCATTATGGAGCATTTAAGATATTAATCAGAGTTATACAAAGTGGAGAAGATACAAGCAAAGTATTAAAGGATTTAGAAATGCGAAAGTTTAACTGGTTAGCTTATCCAAAAGCATTAGAAACAGAAGACCAAACAGTTGTAAATTGGGTAAAACAACAATTTGGGAATACTGGTCCAATTGGTAAAACTATAAAATATGTATCAAGCTATGCGAATAAAACAGATCATGTAGCTATTGTAGAACTTGCAAATGGTGGAACATATAAGTCTATTTATGGAGATTTTACAGCACAGGAATACACAACAGCTATTGCAGGGCTTATTGCAGGTATGCCATTGAACCGTAGTGCTGATAATCACATCATGAATGATTTGAAAGAAGTTGAAGATTATGAACCTAAAATTGGTAAATTTAGCTTGTATATGGATGAAGATATAGTTAGGGTAAATTATGGTGTTAACTCTAAAACTACATTTGATAGTACTTGGAAAAAAGATACAAGAAAAATTAAAGTTGTTGAGGGTATGTGCTTTATTGTGGATGATATAAGGGACACATTCAAAAAATATTGGATTGGAAATTATATCAGTGATTATGATAATAAAATGAATTTTTGTTCAAATATAACGAAAGTATATTTTAAAGAAATGTCACCAAATGTATTGAATGGAGATTATGACAATAAAGTAGAAATTGATATTGAAGCACAGAAAAGGGCAATCATTATAGATGGGTTGGAAACAGACGGTATGACGAATTTAGAAATTTTACAGTACCCTACTGGTGATGAGGTTTATTTAACTGGAGATGTAAGATTTGTAGACACTATGGCTTCACTTAGCTTAACAATGACAATGTAATGAAAAGGAGTTGATAAAATGTCGGAAAATATAAGAGGAAACAGAACAATAACAGGAGCTTATGGGGAGTTATGGCTTGATAATGAAAAAGTAGCAGAGTTAAAATCTGTAGAGGCTAAAATTACAGCGGAAAGAAAAGAAGTACAACTGGGGATTTCTGTTGATAGTAAAATAACAGGATTGAAAGGTGAAGGAACAATTACGGTATTTAAAGTTTATACTCGTGGAAAAAGAATACTTGAAAATTGGATAAAAGGAAAAGATGTAAGAAGTAGAATAGTCACATCTATTAAAGATCCAGATAGCTTGAAAGGGCAAGAAGAGAGAGTGTCGATTGACAATGTTTGGTTTGATTCAATTGAATTGGCAAAATTTGAAAGAGGAGAAATTGTGGAAGAAGAGATACCTTTTGGATTTACTCCTAGTGATGTTAAATATGAAAATGTAATAAAATAAGAAAAGGTAGGTATGGAATGAAAAATATAACAGTAGAAATGTTGCTGGAAAATAGCAAAAAAATAGAAAAAAAAGACACAATAAAGGTTAAAGTTGAAGAATTAAGTGGAGCTGTTTTAGAATTAGAAGTATTGAACAGAATGGAAATACTGGATATTTTATCTAGTAATAGTACAGACAAAGACAGTGAATTAATCTATACTGCAGGGAAAATATTTAAAAATGAAAAATTGATTACTGAATTGGGTTGTCAAATGAATCCAATTGAAGTTGTGCCAAAAGTACTAAGTCAATCTACCATAGTAAATATTTCGGAATTACTTATGAAAAAAGCTGGATGGAATGAAAAATTTACTGTTGAAGAGGTGGTTGAAGAAATAAAAAACTAATCAAGGGCGACTGGAAAGCAAAAACAGTCGCTCATTATTTAAATTGTGGGCATAGTTTACAAAGTCTAAGGGAATTAAGTAATTCAGAGTTGTTGTTTATGTTTTTTATGATTGGAGGTGGATTAGAAAATGAGTGAATATAAATTGAGTGCATTGCTTGAGTTGAAAGATAAATTTACTAATGCAGCACAAAAAGCAAAGACTTCGTTAGGGGGGTTAAAAAATCAGGTTGCTGGAGCATCTAATGGAATAGAGGGCGGATTTACAGGAATGTTGGAAAACGTAGGAAATGGAATAATATCACTACAAAAAAAGAGTAAAAGTGTATCTAATAAATTAAAAAACGAATTTAACGGAGTAAAAGGGGCAATGGCAGCTGTCGGAGTAAGTATCGGAGCAGGTGCAGCAGTTAGTGTATTAAAATCTTCTGTTGAAGCTTATGCGAATTTGGAAGACCAAGTTAGAAGAAATAAGGCTATAATGGGGGCTACAGTACAACAAGAAAAGCAGCTTATGCAACAAACAAGAGATTTGGGTAGATCAACTAAATTTACAGCTCAAGAAGTAGCAGAAGCACAAATGTATCAAGCTATGGCTGGTATGAAAACAAATGAAGTGCTAGAAATGACACCAAAACTTTTGAAAATGTCAATTGCAGCTGGAAGTGATTTCGCTCAAACGTCTGATATAGTCACAGATAACTTGACAGCTTTTGGTATGTCGTTAAAAGATTCCGATAGACTTATGGACGTAATGGTTGCGACGAGTAATAATGCAAATACCAATGTACAAATGTTAGGAGAATCTTATAAATATGTTGCAGCAACTTCAAGAAATTTTGAAAGTTTTGAAGATGTAAATATCTTATTAGGAGTGCTTGCGGATAATGGAATTAAGTCTGGTCAAGCTGGACGTAATTTAGCAGGGATTTACAGAAGGTTGGCTAATCCATCGAAACAAGTGGGAAATGCTTTAAAAGACTTAAATATTCAACTTTATGACCAACAAGGACATTTTAGAGGATTAAAAGCATTATGTGATGATTTAAAAGTTGCTACAGCAGGTCTTACTGAGGAAGAAAGAAATAGATATTTGACAATGATTGCTGGTGGAGAAGGTATGAAAATATTAGCATCCATTATGGGGACAACAGAAGAAAACTATAACAAAGTTGCTAATCCCATAAAAAATTCTAGTGGAGCAAGGGATAAAGTTGCTGATGATATGAGTAAAACAACGGCTAACAAAATAGCACAATTTAAATCAGCAATAGATGATTTAAAAATATCGTTAGGAGAAGCATTTGCCCCAATAGCGACTAGGTGGATGGAAGACTTTATGAAAAAAGTTGAAGAATGGCAAAAAAATGGAGTATTAGAGCCTAATAAGTTAAAAGGACAAGCAGAAGGTTTGGTAAAAACTGCAGAACTTGGGATGAGAGGATTTATCGCAGCTAAAGGCGCGTCTTTGGGTGCCACACTTGGTTCAGCAATTGGGGGACCAGTAGGAACGGCAGTAGGTACCGCAATCGGTGGAGCTATTGGAGCTTTTTCACCTGAAATAGTAAAAGGGATATTAAATTTTCAAACAGACCCTATAAAACAACAAGCATTTAATAAAGCACGAGGTGGTGGTGGGTACGCTAGAGCAGCGTACGAAGAAGAAAAATTAAGACGAGAGGCTATGCAAAAAGAATATGATAGACGTTCCGCAGAAGCTTTACAGAAAGTTATACTGGGTATGAATGCTGTTAAAGCAGGAGTAGCACCACAAAATCCAGCATTTACACAGCAAGATAGGACGGCACAATTAACAAGTGCAATTTCACAACTTTTATCTAAACAACAAAATACTAATCCTCTACAATCGTTTGATCCAAGTACTATAACTAATGCTATCAACTCTGGATTAAGTCCATTAAATAGTTTGCCAAGTCTTTTGAATACTAGTTTGAGCACAATGCAACCGCCAATACCACAACCAGTATCAATAGAACAAGTTATAAATCATCAGGCTAATGCACAAATAGCTGCACAATTGTCAAATATAACAATAAATGATACAGCAAAAATTGAGAGTATAGCTAGACAGATAGCACAGAATGTTAGTCAAAATACATATAACACTATGATGTCAAATTTACAAGCTCAAATTCAAGCATCGCAATAATTAAGAAAGGAGTTTCAATATGAGATCAATATTTATGTTATTGCACGATACAGAACCGTTTATTTTTGTGATTCCACCGTCGGATTTCAAAATTACGAGCAGTCAAAACAGTGAAGTTGTAAAGATATTAGATGTTGGAGAAGTAGCATTAATAGGAGAAAAAAACATAAAAAAAGTCAATTTTTCTACATTTTTACCTGCTAAAAGATCTAAATTTTTTAATTTTTTACTAAATCCACATTCGCCAATGAGTGGTATAAAAAAATTGGAGAAATATAAAGATAATAAAGAAGTTTTAACTTTGGTAAGTGCTAATTATAGTATTTATTTTAAATGTTATATTGAACAGTTGGAATATGAAATAATAGAAAGAACAGGAGATATTGATATTACAATTGATTTAATAGAAGCTCGGAAACAGACAAGATTGATTGATGATGTTAATGAACTTTATGAGCGATATACTGGGAAGACTTCGCCAATTAAAGAGTATCAACTGGAAGAGAGATTTGAAAATTTGAAGAGCGGATTAAAAAATAAAATAAAAGAAAAAATTGATAGCTTGATTAAAGTTTAAAAAGGAAGTTTGGAAATGTTAAAAATTGTGATTAATGATAAAGAACACATAAAAAAATTTGAACGAATTACTTGGAAGGGTGGAATAAATGGAACATCACGAACATTAGAAGTAAAATATTTAGATGATAATCAAATTGCTAATTTAGGAGATAAAGTGGAATTCTATGTTGATGCTGATAAATTATTTATTGGTAAAGTTTTTTCTGTTGAAGTTGTTGGAGATAGTAAAATTAGGACTTTTAATTGTTTTGATAACTCCATATATCTTAATAAAAATTATTTTGTGAAAAACTTTAATAAGAAAAAGCCATCACAAATATTAAAAGAAATTTGTGGAGAGTTAAAATTGGAAGTTGGAAATATACCTGAAGACAAAGTGGATTGCACTTATCCAGCAGTTAATAAGAGTGGGTATCAAATAATTTTGAACGCTTATACGATTCAACATAGAAAAGATAAAAAAATATATTCTATTGTTAGTAATGATGGAAAAATAGAAGTTGTGGAACAAGGAAGTTTGGCAGATGTTATGCTAAATTCTGAGCAAGATATAAAAAGTTCTAAATATGGTGAAGATATTGAACAAATGGTGAATCAAATTGTTATCTATAAAACTGAAAAAGAAAAACAACAAATAGTAGATAAAGTAGAAAATAAAGAAGACAAGGAAAAATACGGATTGTTTCAAAAAGTAATGCAGTATGACAAGGATAGGGATAATATCAGCAATGCTAAAGAGATGTTGAAAAGTGTTGAAAAAACAGGAAATATCACTTGTCTTGGTAATGTTTTGATACAAAGCGGTTATTCAATAGGAATACACGAGCCACACACGAACCTTGTTGGTAGTTTTTTAGTTAAAAACGATACGCATACTTGGGAAAATGATATGTATTATTGTGATATAGAATTAACTTTTGAAAATGTGATGGATAAATCCGAATTTGAAGAAAAACCAAAATCGAAAAAATCACAAAGTAAAAATAGTAAGAAAAACAAGAAAGGTGAGAAAAGCAAGATAAATGAGAAAAATAAGAAAAAGGTAGGTACTAAATAATGAGTATGTTTGAAATACTTAACGATATGATTGATAACGGAGTGCAACAGCAATCCAATAATTTTATAAGAGCTAGTGTCACTAGTCCACCGCCTGAATTAAAAATAAAATTTGATAATGTGGAAATACCTTCAGAACAGATTTACTGCTCTAATTTCTTATTACCGCATTATCACAGAACTTATAAAATAGACGGTGTTATTGATGAAATAACTATTAATGCTACAACTCAAACAGGGATAGGAAATGGACCTGCTTCACACACCCATGACCATTCGACAATTAAAGGTTCTGGAACTTATAAAAGTAGTAAGGATATATGGTTTGAGGACACTTTAAAAGTTGGAGATGAAGTGCTAGTTTTAGTGCTTGGGATAAATTATGTGGTGGTTAGTAAAATAGTGAAAATGCCAAGTGGTGCAATAGAAGGAGTGTAAATATGGATTTTGAAGAATTGTTTTTGAATCAAAATACAGAAAAAGAAAAAAAAGAATTACCCCCTTTTACAGAGTATGCAATTGATTTAGATACATTAGAGCCATTGAAAAATGGCGATAGACTTGTTGAATTAAACGGAAATGAAGCACTCAAGGTATGGATATTTAAGGCACTTAAAACTAAAAGAAATTTTTACGAAATACATTCGGATAGTTATGGAAATGATTTAGATGTACATATTGGTACAGTTTATCAGGAAAGTATAAAAAATGCTTTAATTATTTCGGAAATTAAAGATTGTTTATTAGTTAATCCGTATATTTTGGACTGCTATAATTTTGAATTAAACTATAACAACGATGATAATAATTTAAAAGTCTCTTTTAATGTTTCTACCGTTTATGGAGAAAGTGAGGTGTTATACAGTGAATAAAATAGAAGCAAGGAATAAGTTTTTATCTAATTTGGAAAATAATTTTTCTAAAATAGAAGGAACATTTAATTTTGACCTTGCAAGTGCTTACGGAATAGAAGCTGAAGCAATATATAAATTGATAGAATTTTGGGTTAAGCAAACTTTTATTGATACTGCAACAGAAGATGAATTTATAGATTATCATGCGATGCTTTTTGGTGTGACTAGAAAACAAGGGACCAAAGCAAGAGGAGAAGTGTTAATAACAGGAAAAGCTAATACTACAATATCTGCAGGATCAATAGTATTGAAAACGGACAGCACAAAATACAAGCTGCTTTATGATACGACTATAGCTTTTAACGGAAAAGCAGTTGCGGAAGTGGAGTGCTTGCAAACAGGAGAGGTTGGGAACTGTGCTATAGGTGAGATAGTAAATTTTGAAATAGCTAACGCCGACATTTTTACAGTGACTAATGAAAAAGCTTTTATAAACGGTTATGAAAAGGAACCTAATGACAGTTTAATATCTAGAGCGAAGGAAAGAATATTAAAACCAGCACATAGTGGTAATATATATGATTATGAAAAATGGGCAAAAGAAATAGACGGAGTCGGTAAAGTGTTAGTTGAACCACTATGGAACGGAAACGGAACAGTAAGAGTCAGAATCTCGAATTACAATAATGCATTAGCTGATAATGAGCTGATACAGAAGGTAAAAAGAAGGATAGAGCAGATTGACGGTAGACCAATCGGAGCCAATGTTACAGTAACGAGTTTCGATGGTAAGAATATTGCTATATCTGTAAGTGTTATTTTAAGTCCAGGAATAAAGTTAAATACCGTATCGGATCTAATTAGTTCAAAAATAAAGCAGATGATAAAAGATAATTCGGCGCTATACACTTTAAACAGTAAGGAAATTTTATCAATTAACAGAATTGAAAAAATAGTTTTATCTATTAATGGAATTGAAGACTGCAAAGTCATGATAAATAATGATAGCAGAAACATAACTGTAGAAAGTAATGAAATATTAATAGTGACTGGGGTTGTTATCAATGAACAGTAAAATAAAAGTAATTTCCAAAGTTGCAAGAAATAGCTTACAAGTTGATTTAATAAAAAGTTTAACAATAGAGGCTCAAAAAATAAAAAATGATATTGAGAAATACAAGGAGTTTATTTTTTTTAACTTTTTTAACGAAGAACAGATTCTGAAATATGAAAAATTTATGAATCTGGAAGCAGATTCAAGGTTGAGTTTACAGGACAGAAGAGAGAGAATTCTGTTCCGTCTATTATCTAAAAGAATATTTTCTCTCGATAACTTAAAAGAACAGGCTAGAATATTTACAAATGGGGAAATTGAAGTAACAGAAGTATTTAACGAATACTATTTTATTATAAGATTTACAAGTATTTATGGAATACCACCCAATTTAAATAATTTTATTAATTTTATAGAGTTAAATAAGCCAGCCCATTTAGGATATAAAATAGTTTACAGCTACATGACTTGGGATGAATTTGACAGATATAACAAGACATGGGACGCTTGGGATAGTTTAAATTTAAATTGGGATGATAGAGAAAAATATAAGGAGTAGGAGGTAAAAAATGCCAGCACAGAAAAAAACAAGTTTAGGACTTAATCAATGGATAGGGAGTGAATACCCGAAACGAATTGATTTTGTTGAAGACAATAAAATAATAGATGATGAATTAAATAAAAGGGTAAAATACACAGATGTAGCAACGGAAACGAAAGAAGGAATAGCTCGAATACATTCACTAGATACTGTTGAAAATCAGTCAAATGAATTCCAAAATATGGTTGCAAAGAATTTACAATCACAGATTTCAGATTTTATAAAAACTCTTAATAACGATGAAATACTGACAGCAAAATCATTAGTAAAATATTTAAGTAAATTGTTGAAACCAGCAACGGAAAATACTTTTGGACTAATTGATTATCAAACGATTAAACAAGTGTCACCTAAGCCTGATCTTAGTCCGTATCTTAAGTATGATAGATCATTTATACATAAAAATAATTTGGTTATCAATGGGCAAGATAAATGGGTAAGATGTAATGACAGTCAAGTATGGGTACCTAATATCTTACATATGTATACTAGTGATAATGAAACATCTTATGTTGGATCGTATCACCTAAATGGTGGTCGTGCATATTACAAAGTGCCTAACAGGAATGGTGGAAATTGGTGCGAAATAATGGATAATCACGATATGGCAGTTAGGGATAACAGGATGAATGGTATGGATGCAGATAGAAGAAATCTATGGGGAAGAGCTCACAATGCTTGGGATAAAGCAAATGACGCTCAAGTCAATAGAATTTATGAAATAAGATTAGCTGGGTATATAACGTTACCTTTCAAACAAATACCGACTGAGCGAAATGGGTATGTAGTTACTGGAATCTGGAACGATGATAATGATATAGATGATAGAGATTTTATACAAATGAGAGTATTGCAATTTCATAGAAATGGGCAATGGTTAAATGCTTATTTTGCATAAATAAAA